TTACAACCGACCCATTAGTTCTTAATACTGGCATTGCTTTGGAAACGTGCTTTGCTGGTGCTAACTTATTAGCTACATAATCACGCACACCGATTTTGAAAGCTAATGATTGTTTTACACGGATAGCTGCATTTTTATCAAATGCCAATGCTCTGGCTTCTTTATCAGTACAGCTCGTAGGAGTTGTATCCAGTTTATCCCATGGCACAAAACCCGTTTTACCGTTCATTGCTGCTGGTGTAAAAGGATTGGTATTATTAACAAGGAAACCAACATTATTGATTAGCTTATTAAAGTGGATACCATCTGCCGAGATTGCTCCGGCGTCAGCAGGCTCTAAAGCGGCCATAAATCTGTCATTATAGTTCTTAAACTCCTTTAGTAATTGCGGAGCTACATACGTATTTAGGTATAACCCATCGATTAAATCTGGCATTTTCTAATTATATTCTTTGTTAAACAATTCTTCAAACACGTTTTCGGCTTCGTCTTTCAATCTTTCAAGACCTGCCGGGTCTTTAGCCTGCCATTCAGAGAAAGTCCAGTTTTCACGGTCTTTCAATAGTTCATGTTGTTCATTGGCTGGCGTTTTAGGATCACGCTTCAAACCTGCGTTAGGATCAGGCTTTCCGGCCATTCTGTCAAGAGATTTAGACACTAAAGCATAGTTTTCGATAGCATCTTTTTCCCACTCATCTTTTTCGGCAGCCGTGATCTTTCCGGACTGTAAAGCGGAAGCAATAAGCGTTTTAGCCTGCGTCTGCTTAAATTCTTTGAGTTCGTTTTCCATGGAATCGGCTTTTTTAGCCTTATTCAAGAGGTCTTTCAAATGATTTTCAAAATCATTATCAGAAGACAAAGCGGATAATGTTCCTACCATTCCTGCCGTCGTTAATACGGCTAAAATTGCTTCTTTTTTCATGTCGGTATTTAAATTTAGATTGTTAGTATTGTTTTGCGGCTCTGGTGCATAGGAGATATTAAACATCTCGAAAGCTTCCTCGGCCGTTTTATTCATAATGTTTTTCGCTTCACTGTCTGAAGACTTGCGCTTTTTGGTTGGCTTTACAACTTCGTCCACGATGTTTAATTCCTTACAGATTTCAGAGTTGAGCCAGAAATCCTGTCCGGAGTTTAACCATTCTTCAATCGTCTCGGCAGAAGCTTTTGTACGTTCAGCAAATATTTTGCGGAGGCGATCCTCACAACTATCCATTGTGTCTACATAGTTGAGCAATTCTTTTTTAGTTCCCCATGCTCCGCCGGATACAGCATGCATCATAAAAAATGCATTTTCACTCATCACGATTTCATCGCCAGCAAGGCCAATAATACCGCCCATAGATGCCGCCATCCCTTCTACATGTATTTTAACATGACTATCGGAAGAACGGATCAAATCATAAATGGCCAGCCCCTCGAATACAGAACCACCACCACAATGCATACGGATCGTTAAATTTTTATTATTCTGCAATGCAGTTCTGAATACATTTTGAAAACGTGGATAATCAAATTCTTCCCACTTTCCAATATATCCGTACAAGAGGATTTCCGCCTCTCCGGATGCTTGATTTCTTAGTTCATAATGAAATGGCTTTTTAGACATTTTTTCGTTTTTGATAGGGCAAAGATTGGCGATTAAATGGCCGAAAAAAAAAAGCCTCTTAGTCACTAAATAAAAATCTTTAGCCACTACATGAAAATCTTTAGTGACTAAGCCCGAACTATTTTAAAGCCCCTATACAAAGCATCTTTGCTTCATAATTAAGAAGTAATGACAGATAAAAAAAAGCTGACCAGCGATGAGAAATACGCCATTGCTCAGGATTTATTTCTGGAAACGGACAAAACGCAAAAGGAAATAGCACAGATTGTTAAGGTCACCGAAAAGACCCTTACCAAATGGAAGAACGACGGTGAATGGGACATGCTTAAAAATGCCTCTACCGTTACGGCTCGTAAAATCATTGAGAACCTCTATAAAAGGTCTTATGATTTAAGTATTGATCCTAAAAGCAAACCGGATGATATTATCAAATTAGCTCTGAGTATTGAAAAGCTTTCTAATAAGAGAGTAACGATCAGTCAGATCATTAATGTATTTAAGGACTTTATCGCCTTTGCTTTCAAGGATAATCCAGATATGGCAAAGGAAATCAACCTTTTGCAAAAAAAATACGTGGACTTTAAAATCGGTGAAAAGTAATGTCATCTAATACTCAAAATATCACGAAACGAGATTATAACGAATGGTTAGAGTTCTGTAAACAACTACAGGCTAGTACTGCTGTGTCTTTTTTCGATAATGAAGAAACCCAGAGAGCAAGAATTAAAAAAGCTTTAGCAGATTATCGATTCTTCGTTAAAACTTATTTTGAAAAGTTTGCTGATGCTGAATGTGCCGATTTTCAAGTCGAGTTCGCAGAAGAATGCCTCCGTGATCCGGATTTTTTCGGGATTGCGGAGTGGCCACGTGAACACGCAAAATCTGTCCATTTAACCATTATTATTCCGATGTGGCTGATTGCTCACAAACAGTTAACAGGAATGCTCCTGATGGGTAAAAACGAAAATGATGCCTGCAATCTTTTATCCGACATACAAGCTCAATTACAGTACAATGAACTTTTTGCGCATGATTTCGGGGTGCAATATAATTTCGGATCATGGGAAGACGGGGACTTTACAACAAAAGAAGGATTGCGCTTTTTAGCCTTTGGACGGGATCAATCCCCCAGAGGTGCGAGAGAAGGCGAAAAACGTCCTAATTATGGTGTAGTAGATGACGTGGACGATGACGATATCGTGCATAATCCTAAACGTGTAGACAAGGTGGTAAAAAAGATCATGGGAGCCATGTTCTTTGCATTAAGTATTAAGGGCGCACGTTTTGCCATGGGCGGGAACCGGATTCACCACAATTCAATTTTAGCCAATATCGTTGGAGACACAAAGCCCGGAAGCAAAAAGCGCGAAGGCATTTTCCATTCTAAAGTCAAAGCTATTGAGAACGGTAAACCTGCATGGTATCAGCGTTACTCTTTGGCGGAATTACTACGTAAAATCAAAAAAGCGGGGCCGGTATTAGCCAAACAGGAGTTTTTTCACGAAACGGAAATCGAAGGGAAAATCTTTTTAAACAAGTATTTCAAATTCGCCAAAATACCGCATCTGGCAAAGATGGACATCCTGATCGGGTACTTTGATCCCAGCTTCGAGAATAGTGAGACTTCCGATTTTAAAGCAGTTTCATTGTGGGGGCAAAGAGGATGGAAACGCTACTGTATAAAGCGTTTTACCCGGAGATGTGAAATAGAGGACGCCTTTGAATGGATGATCAAGGTTGAAAAATCCATGCCGCCCGGTGTGGGTATTATCTGGTATATAGAAAAGCAATTTTTCAGCAGGCCTGTTAAAAAAGCATTAGCCAGAGCCAGAAAAAAGTATAAGTATCCATTAAGTGTCATCACCGACGAAAGGATCAAACCTAATAAATACACCCGTATGGTGAGAATGTCTTCGGAATATGCCGAAGGTAATATCATTTACAATATAGAGGAAGAACACGATCCGGACATGGTAGAAGGTAACCTACAAGTAAAAGGAATAGAACCGGGCTACAGAACTGCTGACGATGCTCCGGACAGCGATGAAGGAGCGTGGTACTATTTAGATCAATATCAGTTTATGGATTCTGATGACCTCGACGAAGATGCAGTCAATATCGGAAAGCACGAAAGAAACGAAGATAACGCCTATTAAAATTATAAATATGCCTTTTTTACAAGATACAGATTACGAAGTTCAGATCAGAACATGGGTAAAACAAATCATTATCCAGAGAAAAGAAGACGTACTGCACAAAGCAGAACTGGCCGCACAGGCTGAAATGGAAAGCTACCTGAGAGAGCGTTATGATGTCAAAAAAATATTTGCCGCAGTGGATGGCGATCGCAATGCCCTTATCGTGCTTTATATGGTTGATATATGCTTATATCACCTTCATTCCAATATCTCAGCAGACCAAATCCCGGAACTAAGGATCATTCGGTACAATGCAGCCAAAGACTGGTTAAAAGATGTCGCTAAAGGAAACATATCGCCAGACTTACCGGAAAAGGAAGTGACAGACGAAACGGATACCGGGCAATTAAATACCGAATTTGGCAGCCGTCCTAAATACTCAGAACGCTATTAATCACCCTTTAAATACTAATTAAATGAAATTTAAAATTTCTGACTTTACCGATATGTTTACCAATAAGTTTGGAGGGGGTAAAGATAAAGAACACGAGCAGGCAGTCACCCAATTGGTTGACGCTATTAAACGTCAAAGGACTTTATATAATAAAGAAATACGAGACTGGAAACTGGCAAAAGCGGCGGCCA